GGAGACCTTCAGCGTCGCGAGGCCGCAGCAGAGGAACTTGCCGCTAAGGCAGCCGAAGCAGCGAGCCGCGTGATGGGTATGGGCGAGGACGACATGGAAGAGGACATGGCACCCGAAGAGGAAGTAGTTCCTGCTGAAGACATGCCCGAAGCCCCTGTTGCCCCGATGGAAGAGGACGAGGAAATGAAAACCTACGCCGCAGAATCCACCGAAGCGTCTGCTATCACTGAAGAAGTTGCTGAATTCTCAGCCGACCCAGAGGACCCCGCAGTAGAGACGTCGGAAGACGCCCCTGCTGAAGAAGTAGAGGCTCTTGAAGCCTCAACCGAAGCCGTCGAAGAGTTCGCGGCCGAAGAAATTATTGAAACCACTATTGCGCCAGAGGCGCAGGAAGAGCAGGCACCCGTGACCGCCGCAGCAGAAGGGTCTTTCGAGGCCCCAGCGTCGCACCAGCCTGTAATTAAGGTTTCGGAAGTGGCACCCGTGGCAATCACGGCTGGCGCTGACATTCCTGGTTACACCGCTGGTAGCACAATTGCCAACATGCACGAAGTTGCTTCGGCAATGGAGAAACGTCTCCACTCGCTTCGTCGTGTTAACGGTGGAGATGGCGAGCAGCACATTGTTGCTTCATTCTCTACCTCATACCCAGAAGCACGTACCCTTTCGACTAGTGCGGAAGAAAACGCGTCCAAGATTGACGCCGTTGTCGGACCAGAAGCGCTTGTCGCTTCGGGTGGACACTCGGCTCCTTTCGAGGTCAAGTACGACATCTTTGGGTTCGGAACCACCGAGCGCCCCGTGCGCGACGCACTGCCGAAGTTCCAGGCAGACCGTGGCGGTATCCGTTACATCACTCCCCCGTCGCTTGTTTCCTACTCAGGCGGAACTGTCTACAACTATGACAGTGCCGTTGGCGTTTGGACTGCAGCGAACGACTCGGCTCAGACACCAAACCCCGCAACCAAAGGCAGCCTGACTGTCGCGTCTGCTGCTGAGGAGACGGTTGCTACTGACGCTGTTACGCTTCAGTTGCAGTTTGGTAACCTGATGACCCGTGCGTACCCTGAGTTGATTTCTCGCCACAACGAACTTGCTCTTATCCAGCACGCTCGTGAAGCAGAACTCTACCTTATCTCCAAGATTGCTTCTGGCTCGACGGCTGTCAACGCTCACGTTGCCACCACCGAGGCTGCAAACCTTATCGGTGTCGCTCGCGACTTCTTGGTTCAGGTTCGCAAGGCGGCAGCGGCTTACCGCTCGCGTCACCGTCTTTCGGTTGACCTTCGACTCAAGGCTATTGTTCCTTCGTGGCTCTACGATGCAATGTCGGCAGACCTCGCACTGAACATGCCTGGTGACGGAAACCTTGCTGTTGGCCGTTCCGAAATCGAGGGTTACCTCTCGTCCGTCGGTGTCGACCTCGTTCCTTCGCCTGACCTCGCATCGTTTGGTGCTCAGCAGGGTTCGGCAGCGAAACTCCTTGAGTTCACGGACTCGTTTACGTGGTACCTGTTCTCCGAAGGAACGTTCCTGTTCCTTGACGGTGGAACGCTGGACCTCGGAATCATCCGCGACTCGACGCTCGTCGGAACCAACGACTACAAGATGTTCATTGAAACATTTGAAGGCGTTGCCAAGGTCGGTATCGAATCACTCGCCATCACCACGGCCATTTCGGTCAACGGTGTGGCTGCTGCTCTCCGCGACACCACTGGTGGCGCAACCGCAGCCGCTATCGAAGAGTAAATCGACAGATAGCACCCCACGTAGGCGGTGGGTGGCCCTTTCGGGGGTCACCCACTCCCCACAAAAAATCTGACAAAGATAAAGGATTTCAAACATGGTCTTCCCCAAGAATGGCGTTGTAGAGGCACCAATTATTGTGCCCTCCGCTTTTGGACTACTTGCTGTCGTCAAGCCCGAAAACTCGGCTGACGAAGACCGCTGGATTAGAGGATTTTCTCAGGAATATGAGACAACCGTTGACACCCTTACTAACTGGGACGACACAGATACCAATAGTTATGTTCTTGTAAATAACGCCACTGTCAACTATTACGACGAAATTAAGCCGTTCTTCATTGAAATCGACGAAGTTCGCTCTGGACTTGGTTTCTTGGGACTTGACAGAATTGCTCGTCTCAAGCGTCAACTTGAAGGGGTTACGCAGAAAGCAATGGAGCGTGAGTTGTGGAACGGCGATGTTCGTATTGCCCAATCTGAAGATAACAAAGCACTTATTGGTTCCACCGCTGTGGTACTAAACTCTGGCACTGCGCTTAGCGCAAGACGTGCTCTTGCTCTTTTGGAGCACACTATTGCGACGACTTCGCATGCTGGTGAGCAGGGGATTATTCACGCCACTCGCGACGTTGTTGCTCTTCTTTCTAGTAACTCAAGCATGCTCTTTCACGAAAAGGAAAAAGACCACCTACAGACTATGGGCGGAACTCCCGTCATTGCTGGCAGTGGCTACTCTGGTCAAGGACCAGCCAGCGTGTCTGACGGTAGTCAGACTGCCTCGGCTACCAACAAATGGATGTACGCCACTGGCACTGTCAAGGTTTACCTTGGCGATGTTGACGTGGTGAACGATAACTTGGCACAGGCGTTTGATGTGTCGGGAAATGCGAATGACATGCGTCTCAAGGCAATTCGCCCCGTGGCGGTTTATTTTGATACGTCAATCCACCTTGCTGTTCGGGTCGACCTAACAGCCTAAAAATAAGGAGAATAGTCCTAATGGCTACTCAAGACTACGCAGCCAGCATTCAGGGCGTGTCAATTCGCGTGACCCGCCTCGACGCCGCTGGTAACTTGCTGAACGGTCCTGGTGACTCGTACACCACTTCCGCATTCATGCGAGTATCCTTCACCCCTGAATATGAAGAGGGCGAAGAAATCACTGAAAAGGGCGCGAACGGTGTCGTATGTGTTTCATACAAGGCTCCTGACACGCTCAAGCGAATCACAATGGAACTTGCCATCTGTGAGCCAGACCCAGAACTATCGGCTCTTCTTTCGGGCGGTCTCTTGCTTCGCAAGACGGTAAACGGTCAGGTTCAGTCTGTTGGTTGGGCACTTCCTGCTGTTGGAGACGACCCTGCTGGTAACGGTGTTGCTGTTGAATGTTGGTCGCACGCTGTGAAGAATGGCAAGCGAGCCTCGGCACTTCCTTACTTCCACTGGATTTTCCCCTACGCCAAGTTCCGTCAGTCTGGTGACCGCGTTATTGAAAACGGTCTCCTTGCTAACACTTTCGAAGGCTACGCTCTCGGAAACCCCAACTTTGGTGCTGGTCTCGATGGTCGTTGGGAATTCCCCGTCGCCGCCGAGCGTCCCTACGCTTACGCACGTTCTGCGTATGCACCTCAGGGTCTTCAGGGCTTCTACACGTGGTCTGACGAACAGCCTGTTGAACCTATCTTCTTCACGAAGACTGGAATTCAGGGCGCTACTAACGTCACAATTTCTAGCATCTCCGCTACCAACGAAATTGCCACTGTCACCCTCAGTAACGTCGCTGCCGCAGCGATTGCTAACACAGACGTCATTATTGTTAGTGGCGCTGGTGATGCATTCAACACTGGAAGTGCTGGAGCCGCAATTGCCAACGTCAACTCGGCTGCCAACACCTTCACCTACGCGGTGGCTAACGTTGGTGCTTCGGCAGTTACTTCGGGTCTCGACAAGTTTATCCGAATCACTCTTGCCGACAGCATCGGCGAAGAAGCAACCGCCGCAACCTACACGGCTGTTACTTCGGCTCAGATTGACACGCTATACGCTGGCTCAAACGTGGGTAGCATTTCTTCCTACAACGTTCCCGGTAACGTTGACTACAACCCCGACACCAACGTCGACTTCATCATCAAGTCGAACGAGGACGCCTAACCACAAAGTAGCGAGGCGGTGCGTTTTGGTTACACACAGGCCAAGGCGCACCGCCTTACTCAATAAATAAGGAACAGACATGGTTGCTCTATGGGTACAACCCTCAGAACTGGGTGATTACGCTAACACTGAGTATGCTCAAGAGGCTGCTCAGACTGCTTCGTACCTTATGTGGGCTATGTCTGGTCGCAAATTTTCTGGTGTAACCACCGTCACGGAACGCTACACTTGCGTACTTAGACGTTCCAGAATGGGCGAATCCAGTAAAACAACTAATGCTGTTCTTTTTGGTGGAACTGTTTACAACATTCCTAGTGGCGAGTTCGACTTTGACGAACAATCATCGCTGACTGTTGACGGTATTTCACCAGAATCTCGTATCAAACTTCGTGGCGGTCCAGTAACAAGAATTATTTCGATTAGAAATCGAACTGGTGCCGTCCTAGACCCGTCTTACTACTACTTAGTTGACCACTCCACCGTCCAAATTTCTGCTGGGGCAGCGTGGACGCCGTGTAACACTGAGATTACTTACCAATACGGAAGCGAGCCACCCATCGCGGGAAAGATGGCTGCTCGCACTCTCGGTATTGAGTTTGCTAAGTTGTGGGCAGACGATGAAACCTGCGCTCTCCCACAGCGTATTACGTCGATTTCCCGTCAGGGCGTAAACTACACAATCCTTGACCAGCAAGACTTTATTCAAGAATCTCGCACTGGTCTTTATGCGGTTGACCTATTTCTAAAATCAGCAAACCCTGATGGTGCTCGTCGTCGCTCGCGAGTGTTTTCTGTTGACACTCCGAAGGCTCGTCGTTATACGCCAAAACCTTCCGTGTATACGGCTAATACTCAAGTTGACATTACTCTGTCGGGAAATACGACGGCTAACCTAACTATGTCTTTGGCAAATATCAACGCTACGTTTTTGACAAACACTGTGGCGTGGACACCGAGCGTCATCCTTAGAAGTTCTTCGGGGCTTCGTACGGACACTCTTTCGGCAACTTATTCAACAGTAAATGTTGCTGCTAGCACGATTACGGTGTCAGTTCCTTACGCAAATGCTATGCCTGTTTTGGGTCTGATTGACCCCGGTTATTATGACCTTTACGGAAACCACTCGAACGGGAGCACTGTTCTTATCAAGTCAGCCAATCTCAAAATCAACATGGCTTCGTAGTTGTACAATAGAACTATAATCCTAAACAGATAAGGCAAGAAAATGACTGAAAGCCAGACCAACTTCCGCGCAACAGACATGCCCAGTGCTTCTAGAGTGACCGCAACCCCAGCAACAATTGCTAGGTTTGTTGCCCCTAAGCAACCAGTTGGTCCTACGCCAACAGTTGAGGACGCCCCTGTTGCGGATGTCGAGGTTGCTGAGGAAGCCTAATAATGGCTATTCCTCTCAACATCAACGAGTTCTCCGAGGACTCCCTCAATCTCAAAGAGATGATGGACGGTATTCTGGAAAAAATCCAGACTACTTTTCAGTCTTACAACATTCCACTGCCACAACGTTGCTATTGGATTATGGGTCAACCCGCAATTGATTGCGAGCAACTTGTTGTGTCATTTGCTCAAATGTATTTGGGTGCCCCCGGTGACCAAGCCTCTGACCCTCAACGTTGTCACGTTCCTCGCACAGCGGTTGTGAACATTATGCTGTCCCGTCAGGTTCCTGTTGTTGGGCAGAACGGGCGTCCACCAAGCGGAAACAAAATTGAAGAGGGTTCTTATATTGCCGCTGTTGATTCGTGGGTTCTTATGCAGTCCATCAACCTTCTTGACCAGTGGGACCCGACTGGTTATGGTTTAGGCGTTATCGCCACTCTTGACGTTATCGGTCCCGAAGGTGGATACCAGACAAGTAATCTCCAACTTACGCTGGCAGTTCCCTAATGTATGGGTTGCCAGACAGTTGGGCTGGATGGGCGGCAAAGCGCGTTGTCAGAAACTCCATCGGTAGGAGTAGGTCGGCAGTTAGACGTTCACTTACTGCTAGGCAGGGCAAGTCCTACTACTTTGACAAACTCATTATTTATAAGCCCGTACTAGAAGAATTTTTGAATGGTCCGAACGGTCCCGTTTGGAGTGATTTAGAAAGAAGAACTAGAAAGACAGTTGCTGAAGCAAGACGGCAAGTTGGCTACAAGACTGGGCGACTTAGGCGTTCTATTTACTACAATCACGATAGAAATTCTCTTGGGCACGTGATAAAAATAGGTTCTGACGTTGAGTATGCCTATATGCACCACCAAGGAACAAGACCGCACGTTATTCTTCCAAAAGGTGACCACGAGTTTTTACGTTTTTCAGTGGGAACAAGAATTGTTTACACAAGAATAGTCAACCACCCTGGAACAAAACCAAATAAGTTCTTGTCCCAGCCACTAAGAAATAACTTCTCTGAACTAGCAACTATCCGCGAGTTCTAAAGTCACCAGTGTTTTGTTGCGATAAACTTGTTCTATAACTGAATACCCATTTATTTAATAGATATGTAAAGGAAACTACAAATAATGTCTCGATTTAAAGACTTTGGCTCTAAGGTTGTTGAAAACTTAGAACCAATATCATTCAAGATTTGGGATGAAGAATTTAGTTGCGTCCCACAACTTCAGGGAAAAGTTCTTCTCGATATGGTCTCTAGTGTAAACACCGATAGTGACTCGTCAGACGCCTCCTCCCAAGCAAAAGCAATCAATGATTTCTTTAGCAGCGTCCTCACTGACGAAAGCGAGAAGCGTTTCAATGCTCTTCTCACCGACAAAGAGAGAATTGTCTCAGTTGACACTCTTGGTGAAATTGTCGGCTGGTTGGTGGAGCAATATACTAACCGCCCTACGGAGCGGTCACAGGACTCCTAGAGTGGGGGATTGACCTTTGGCCGTATGTAAATGGGAAGGCACTAATGAGTGGACTACACCTTGCGAGCATGGAAGCATCCGATATGCTCGACGTCCTTCATTTCCTCTTTGAAGAGGACTTGAGAGTATCTTCCGCAGAAGAAATGAAATCAGTAGAAGAGTCTAGAAAACTTATCTACAGCACCCTCTATAACCGCACGTACAAGTACAGTTCTAATAAATCTAGAGGGTCAACAACTTCTTCTGATATGGACGATTTCGGTCCCGTGAGTCCTTTCACACCGAGTAGTCCTAAACCGTATATTCCACCGACAGATTTTGACCCAAGTTCTGGCATTCCGGGCATTATCGAACCGACTTTAGGTTAGGGGGTGAGTCCCAGTGGCAGTAGTAGGTGAAGCCCACGTCATAGTACGTGCTCTGACCAATAAAGTCAGTGACGATATTCGTAAAGGTTTTGACGGAGTTCGTGGTGACATTGCTGCTCGCACTGGGGCTGACCTCGGTGATAAGTTTACTGCTGGATTCAATAAAAACGTTGGCGTTAACATTTTTACAAGAATTTCTGATGGCATTGCGTCTATGGCTCCATCAGCGCAGGCTGCCAGACTGCAACTAAACTCTCTCATTAAAACTGGTTACAAAATGACCGTAGGTTTTAGTCTTATTGCTGGCACTATCGGCGTTGTTGTTGGTGGTCTTGGCGCATTAATTGGCGCTGCTGGTGGCGCTGCCGCTTCTTTGACTGCCTTGATTGGGACTATGGTTTCCCTCAAAGTGGGGAGCGGTCTCGCTGGCTTTGCTATGAAGGGTGTTGGGGAGGCAGTATCTTCCGCTGGACAGGCTAGTGGTGTGAGTGCAAAAAGCGTCAAAGAACTTCGCGAAGAAATGCAACAATTGCGTTTTGAGGCTGAAGAAGCCGCCCTTGCCGAAGAAGAGTTTGGTTTACGTCTAGAGCAGGCTAGGGAGAGCCTAGCCAGAACTGCCGATTTACCAGTCAACTCAATGGCGCGACGCGAAGCAGAACTAAACTTCAAGCAGGCGGAACTTGCGTATCGTCAGGCTAAAGATAGAACCAAAGACCTAAATGCCGAAGTAAAAAAAGGCGTTCAAAGTGGGACAGCGGCTGGTGGTGCTGACCCCTTTGCCCAATTGACCGCAAGCCAAAAGAAATTTGCCCAGTTTTTAATTACCTTAAGACCAATTATTAGCGACTTGAGAGAGCGGGTTGCTAGTGGGTTCCTTCCAGTTTTGGAAAAACAACTTAAAAGAATTGTTGACTCCGACCTGCTTGGTGTTGTTGAAAAAGGTTACAGCGGAATAGGTGACGCTCTAGGAAAAGCAGTCAAAGGTTTCACTGGACAAATACTGAAGCCAGAAACACTTGAAGATTTGGGTGGAGTTTTTTCTGACATTGAGTATGTTGTCGGTAAGTTTGGAAAAACTTTTGGTAAGTTTTTTAGAATATTTTTGAAACTGCTCGACGCTTCTGGACCTTTAATTAGGGATTTTTCTGACTACCTAGACGGTTTAGCAACTAGGCTCCTAAAATTCCTAGACGGTTTTAGTAACACTGAACTTGAAGATTTCTTTACCCGCGCCGGGGATATTGCTGGAAAGTTTGGTCAAATTTTTAGAAATGTTTTTGACGGTCTAAAAGCAATTATTATGGCTAACTTTGGACCTGGCAGCGGTGGGGATATGCTCCTCGACTTCCTTATTGAGTCGACAGAGGGGTTTGCAAAACTGGGAGACGACGCCGAGGGACTTGAAACTTACTTTAAAAAGGTTTCTGACAACCTTATTATAATTCTTGATGGCGTTGGAGGAATGTTTTCTGGCCTCTCTGCTTTGGGAGAAAACGAAGGAATTGGACAGTTCTTTGACAGAATTAAAGACGCTGGGCCGTCTATCGGAAATATTGCTACAAAGGGTTTAGAAGCACTTCCCGCTGTTGCCGATTTGGTTGTCGAATTTGCTGATTTAGTTGACAAATTGACAGACAGCGGAGCAATTAAAATTTTCTTTGGAATTATAGAAGACGCAATTAATGTAATTGGTGACCTACTTCAAAATAAATGGGTTGCTAATATTCTTATTTTCTTTGGACAGATTAAGGCCATCACTCTCGCTTTGGGCGTTTTAAAAAGTGCATTTGATTTAGTCGGGCTAAGCATTTTGGGAAACACTGGTCTTGCTACTGGCTCTATTGGTACCGTTATTGACGGAACTAAACTTTTGGCTGTCGGCGCGGGGGACGTCAGCAGAGTTTTTAAAGACTCATTCAAGCAAGCAGGAAAAAGTGGTACTGGATTTTTTACAACCTTAAGGGGCGGGCTTGGTGCACTTTCTTTCAGCACCTCTGGCTTTGCTAGGTCCATTGGCTCTATTGGGGGGGCACTCCTACGTGGTGTGGGGGCACTACTTAGTCCCGTCGGACTGGTAGTAACTGCAGTTGCTCTTTTAATTGGGTATTTTGTCAACCTGTACAACACAAATAAACAATTTAGGGATTCTTTTATACCTGTATTTGAAGCAATAGGGAACGCTATAGGTGCAATTGAGATTGCTCTACAACCCATAATGACTGCTTTTGATGAACTATATAACAACCACATCAAGCCACTTCTTTTTGGTCCAAACGGAAATGACGGTCTAATCTCAGGACTTTCTGATTTTGTCGCAAACGTACTCCCCTTAGTAATTAATGCAATTACTGGACTACTCGTACCAGCAATTGAGTTTTTGGTTGGGGTGACAGTGAATGCAATGCAATTTTTTGGTGACTTCTTTGAAGGAGTCAAGGGAATGTTTGCTGGAATTCTTCAAATGTTCACAGGTGATTTTATTGGCGGGCTAAGAACTGCACTGGTTTCTTTCGTGTCAATTATTTTGTCAATTATGGATTTTGTTGCAAACTCAATTGTCAATGTTGCAAATTTTATGATTCAAAAAATTAATGAAGCATTGCAATCTATTGATGGCACACCGCTCGGTGACTTCATACGAGACACTTTTGGATTTGACGTTGGCGTTGGAATTCCGTTGCTTCCTCAATCTAATATGGCTTCCGCAGCCATTGCTTCACTCGGTCTCGCAGAGGGTGGAATTGTCAGCCCCCGTGGTGGTGGCACTATGGCATTGATTGCTGAGGCTGGACGTCCAGAGCGTGTTGAGCCTCTTGACCCCGACGGTCTATCGAAGCGTGACAAGGCTATGATTCAATTTTTGACAAACGGCACTGCTGGTGGTGGAGTCAATATCACTGTCAACCCGTCTGCTGGCATGGACGAGACGGAACTTGCTGCTGTTATTTCCCGACGACTTGCTTACGAACTACGTAGAGGTTCTACCGCATAATGGCAACTAATCTTATTCTCAACCCGTCTTTCACTCAAGGCACTACTAACTGGACGTTTACGAACTGCACCACTGCGGGCACTACGGCACAGTTTTTGTTCAATAACATTGCCCGTGAAATTACCGCAAACTCGGCTGCCACTGCGCCTACGATTGATAGCGCAATTGTCAATATTGCTGCGTCCACTACTCACACGGCGTCTTTGTATGTGAAACTTAGTGCCGACCAGCCAAGTACTTCATTTTCTTTTAGCCTAAAAACTTATCAGTCTGACGGAACAACACTTGTCAATACTTTTACGGCTGATACTAAAGAACTGACAGTTTCTGATAGTTGGTACAGATTTACTGTGACAGGAACTTCTGGCGGTGCCGCTGTAAAGGCACGAATTAGTTTGACAACAACGTCAATTGTGAACGGACGCAAGTTTGTTATTGACGGTGCACAACTTGTCACTGGTTACACCGCTGTCGAGTTTGATTACATTGAAACTGTTGACCAAGCGCAAGAAAACAAAATTATCAACAAGGCACTGTCCAAAGTGCCATTCCCCCACCTCAGTGGTGTAGAACTAAATGCTGACGTCAAACTTGGCGATTTCACGTTCAACACTATCGACGCTAACAATGTCGCATATATTCTTACCGATATTGTTGGGCTTTACGGTCAGCCCGAAACAGAGTATTCGGACATTAGTCGCGGTTTTTACGCAGACGGTGACTACGACGTTCGTGGTCGCTACCAAGCAAGACAAATTTCGTTGGTCGGTTCTATTCTCGTACAAGATAAAACTTCTGTTGCTTCTGCTAGAGAAAAACTGGTTCGCGCAACTGAACTTGTAAAACGCGGAACGTGGCTAAAGGTTTACCCCCCGAACGCTACACCACACGCAATTTGGGTTCGACTGAGCGGTGCGTTAGAAATCAATGTTGTCAATCCTCGTGGTCGTATGGATTTCAGTGTTGGGCTTCGCGCAGCAGACCCACTTATTTATGCGTGGAACGAAGACCGTGAAGACGGTTATTACGTTGCCAACGTCGCTGCTTCTAACTATGAGGGTACGCAGACTGGTGAAGTTTCTATTACAAATAATGGTAACTATCAGGCACCAGCAATCTTTGAGGTTCGTGGACCAATTAATGGTTCTGTGGCTACGTTGTTCAACTATTCGAACGCTCAACTGACAAGAATTATTGAGCCTGTTCGTGGTGAACGTTATTACCTTATTGGTCAGAAGTCTTTGAAAGATTTTGAGGCGACACTAAAGTTCCCGACACCTCACGACCTTATCCCCGGTGATTCTATTACGGTTAGTATCCCAGTGACTACTTCTATCACGGATGTCACATTTGTTGACTCAACAGATACTGCCACAATCAATGTTGCCTCGACTGCGGGTTATTCAATAGGTGATTTGGTTTCTATTTCTGGTCTGCCTAGCCCAATTGACGTATTCAATGGAAATCAAACAATTTTTTCCGTAACTTCTACAACTCAATTCACTATCAAAAACACTACGCTTGTGGGCAATATTTCTCTCACTTCTGGCGACTCAGATTCCATTGTCTATAACATTACTAATTCCCGTTTTGACGGAGAGCAGGTTGTTTCATCTATTCCTGACGCAAAAAGTGTTTCGTTTTTGACGACGTACCGAGAGACGTACTCGTTGAGAAATCTTTTGGGTGCTGACGTTGCTAATAGCCGTTGCGTTGTCTATAAAGACGCCGACTATTTGGAGATTGATTCGAAAGACCAGAACGTTGCTCTCAATGGTGATGGTAGCCAGTATCGTGGAAAAATTGATGCTCTTTCTGACTGGATTCGTCTTGAACCTGGCGTCAACAAGATTTTGTTGGATGACGCCCAGCAGGTTCCGTATTACGTGGAGAGAAGAGAAATTACTGCTGCTGGTGTTGCCACGCTTCAGTTGACGGAGCCTCATACTTTTGCTGTGGGTGACAATATCAACGTTGTTGATGTTGGCGCAGAATATGACACTGCGGGCAGAGCAAAAATTACTAGTTATTCGCGTGCTGGAAATGTTGTTACCGCGTTTGCTAGTGGCTACGGTATGACGACTGGTACAAGTGTTGTGATTGGTGGGGTTGACTTTGCTATTGATGGTCAGTACGCAATTACTAACGTCAACGCTAGCGCTTTTACGTTTGTGACAAATTCAAGCGGAACTATTTACTCAACTAACACCAACGCAACGGTGAAAAAGGTTGTTGCGGTTAGTCAGTATTCCAGAACGAGCAACGTTGCTACTTTGACAACGACAACAGCGCACGGTCTGTCTGCTGGTCAGGCTATGTATGTTGTTGGTGTCCACCCTGAGTTTGACGGTCAGTGGTATGTTGCCACAGCAGCAGACAACACTACCCTCACCTATGACACGGATATTAAGTTCACCGAGAATTTCCCGACAACTAACGCCACCACTGGTGCTACTGTTTATCTCCGATACCCAATTATTTCGTACACTGACTACTCGGTTACGTATACGACTGACGGTTCGGCTACGTTAGAAGGTTCTACCCAGTTTGGGTTGTTGTCTTCTATTGACTCGCAACGTTTTGCGTCAATCAATAATGTTTCGAGAACTAATAACATTGCTACGCTCACTACAACTAAGAAACACAATTATCAGGTTGGCGAGTATGTTTCTGTTGAGGGACCTAGTTCTCTTCACCCGACGTATCAAGTTTCTACGGGTAACGCAAAAGTAATCAGCAGTTGGACTCTTGCGTCTAACTTGGTGACGGTTACTAGTACCGCTCATGGTCTTGTTACTAATGACAAGGCAAACATTTTTGGGGTGCGTACTGGCTCATTTATTGATATCAACGGACAATTCACTGTTGAGAGAACTGGTGCTGATACCTTTAGGTATAACATTGCTGGACCGATTGTTTTGACGTATGGGGTGGACAAGTACTCTATTTCTAACAACATTGTCAGATTAGAACTGAACGCTAAACCAGAGTTTGACCTTACTTACGACAACCTAAACAACGGTTACCCTATCAGTACTCAGATTGATTTTGCGAGTTCGGGTACAGCAACAGCAATTGTGGGGAGACACGACGTTATCGGTAGGGACACCGAAAATAACGTTATTTGGTTTGCTACCACCGCTGCTGACGTTACGTTGACAAGTCTTACAAACACCACGAACACAGTCGCTATTGTTTACGACAATACCCCTGAACGTGGTCGTGTTCAGCGAGTAATTGAGGCTGTCTACTACACAATTAATAATGATTCGGCTGGGACTACTGAAGCCGCTAACGCCCTGAGCAACACAGCAGTAGCGGGGAACACAGTCTGGGTTCGAACAAACACTGCACACAGCCTCTCCACTGGCGCAACGGTTGACATTTCTGGACTCTCCTCGCTGTTTAACGGCGTGCAAACCGTTACAAGTGTCGATTCGACAATGTTCAAATTTACTATCGACAACACCACTAACGTCAAACATGCGAACGCAACAATAACTCGTGCTGGCACTACTGCCACAGTTACTTTTACCGAAGACCACGGTTACGTTGTCGGGGACAAAGTGTGGATTTACTCTCCCCGCGCAAACGTTGCGGTGGGGGTTTACGAAGTGCTTACGTCAGCCACTGCTAAAGAATTTCAAATTACTACGGTAGCGAGCGGGGCAATAGCATCGGGGGACCGAGCGGGCTATAAAGTTCTTCCGTATAGAGAAGACGCCGAAGTTATTCGTGTTTACCCAATTCTAGAAGACCCTGCGCCAACAGACTTTACTTTTAGTTATAAAAACAGTGGCGACGCAGGAAGTTCGGCTATTGTCGCCGCAGACACTGCTGGCGAAGTTGTGGCAAGTAGTGACGCGAGTATGAAGATTTACTATAGGTCTGCCTCAATCGGCTAATAAATAGTAGAATAAAAAGACATTTATGGTAAACGCAGACTCACTAACCCCTGAGTACAGGTTTTTTACAACCGACCTATTGACTAACAAAATTTTGTCAGAGGTGCCGTTCAGTGGCGTCAACTATCAACTTTCACTTATCAACTCTGGAAGTTTTTCAGGAACCGTTCCCGTTGATTCAGAGTCGAGAAAATACGACTTATACAACAGCACTATGCCGGGCAAAACGGGTTTGTATATTCTGCGAAACGGTATTTGTGTGTGGGGCGGAATTATTTGGTCGAGAGAGTATGACCTAGAATCCCGCAGGCTTTCAGTAAACGCAAATGAGTTTACAAGTTACCTGTACCACAGAACCATTTGGAAAACTTTTACCACGGCTTTTTCCGGGGAACTAAAAGTTTCTACTGACCCCGGTGCTGAAGCAACTATCTCTATTGCTACTGGCGTCCCTTATGACATTCTTGAAGGTCAGGCTGTACGAATTGTTTTTGCTTCTGAACTTTCAAATCTCAACGGTTACTTCTCGGTGCTAAAAAACTCTACTGACGATGAAATTTACATAAACCCAGCAGACAGGTTCTACAAACTAACGTCAAAGCGTGTCACTGGATACAAAAAAGGTAAGCAGATTGCTACCGTAAGACTGTGGACCGAATCCGCAAATGAACTAAAAATTGGTGACAGTTTTACAATCAGTGGCGCAAACATTGAAAGACTAAACGGGACGCACAGCGTTGTCACCGTAAACGATAAGTATTCGGTAACTATTCGCACCACTGGTGGTTACAAAGGTCTAAAAGCAGTAGACGATAAGAAAAAATCTTTAGGTTCAAAGGCTCGTTTGACAATCAACGGCTCGGTTCCACCTGGAAGTTATTCCGTATCGGTTTATTTGAGAACCACCATTTTTGATTTTGTCAAAGGCCTTATTGATTCTATGGGTAAAGATTTTACAGGCATTGAATTTCCTAACGCTTTTATTGAAGCGGGGCAGACTTTTGGCTACGACGTCGATTCATACAAAGTCAATGGGGGTCTGGCTACTCTCACTACGTCCACACCACACGGACTGACCGCTAGCCAAAAAATCAACGTGTTGAACGTTGTCCCAGAGATAAACGGCGAGCGGGAAATTTTAGAAATTATTGACGAGAACACTTTTACTTTTAGAACAAACACAAACTTTATTGCGTACGCAACGATTACTCCACGTCAGTACGCAATTTCTAAGAGGGTTACTTCTCGATTGGTGACCACCTACACGACGTCCACTAACCACAATCTCAAAGTTGGTGACACAATTACGATTGAAAACGTCCCCGACATTACGAGAAGAATTGACAGAAACACCAACAGAACTGACGTTTATACGGGTAACTACATTGTTACTGCGGTTACTGCTCAAAACCAGTTCTCACATAAAACTTCTGTCCCCGCTGACGACTCTATTACTTACACAACGTTGGCAAAGAACCCGAACCCGTACGTAATCTCTTACCCGACAGTTACGCTGGGAACTTACGGTCCTTACCCTCAGTTTGCTGACCTTGGTTTCACATTTGACCGTGCCGACGAAGAATTTTTTGACGTTGATATTTCTACTACTGGTGTTCGCGGGTTCAATCTAACTTCTGTTGGCGAGTTCCTTGATACTTTTGCTAGTTCTTCTGCTGGCGGTACTGGTTTTGATTACCGTATCGAGTGTCGGTATGACGGAACTTTGAACAGGTTTTCACGGGTGTTCAAGTTTGTCCCCAACATAACAGGGTTTACAGACGAAGAGGCCGAAGCGGGACTTAAATATTTAGGTGCTGATAAAACAATCTTTGAGTATCCCGGCAACATTTCTTCGTTCTCAATCAGCGAGTCGGCTGAAGATGCTATGACCAGAATGTTTGTTGTGGGAAATAAGGAGGGTCTGAGCGAAGAGGCTTCCCAACCGTATTCTGCTGCTTCGTCTATTGCTCTTCAGTATGGGTGGCCGATATTAGACGCGACAGAAGACGCTTCTGATATCGAAGACGAAGACATGCTTGCTTTAGTGGCAAGTCGTCAGGTGGGGGAATCTATTCCGCCAATTATGGATTTCAGCATTAGTATCAACGGCTCACTTGACCCTGTGGTTGGCTCCTACTACCCGGGGCAATGGTGCTCTATAATTGTAGATGACGAGTTTGTGCGAATGAGATTAGAAAGTGACTTTGAGCCACGTAAGGACGCCCTGTTGAGAAGAATTATGTCTATCAAAGTTTCAGTTCCTGATTCATCAACTTTCCCTGAAAAGGTCAGTCTTGACTTGGTTCCCGAATTGGAGGTGAACGGTTTTGCCCAGTAGACGGTATCGCTCACGTAAGAGTCTTGGGACGAGACTAAATAAGATTCGCTATTCGGTTAGCAAGACTGAAAACACAAGTATTCCTACCGTTGTCGGTAATAATTCAATCAACACATATTCGTTTACTAAAAATGCTGTCAGCACTGACTATATGACTAGTGGGTCTGTTGACTCAACAACGTATTCTCTTTCAGCATATTTGCCGGGCGGTGAGACTAATCAACGTGTGCCAGCGCCACTAAATGATGTCACGTATTGGACGCAAGTGGTTGAGGGAAGAGTCGAACTACACCAATCTGGAATTCACGGTGACGGGGAACTAGAAGACATTCAAAACGTTTCTGCTGGACTTGATGGTCTTATTTTTGACCCTACGGACGGCGATGCCAGAATTTATTTGACTGGTCGTTTAGAAGTTCCTAAAAGTAGAAAAGTTTACGGAACGTGGAACTCTGTCGGCAACGTTCCCATAAAACTTATTTACTGGGAGCAAACCCCAGAATACTTTGTAGAGTCTGCATATAGGTCTGATGGGATTACACACTTAGACCTTAGTGATATCACTCACACACTAGGCGTTGGCGACCTCATTACTGTCACTAAAACTACTGATGATTTTGATGGACTTTATCGAGTAGTTGAAGTCAAGGCTGACTATGTTTCTGGAGTTACATATGAGCAAAGATACACGCTCACTGTTGACGATTCAGCATATGACGTCGACACTAATACTGTTACCTTTACTTTGAGTGGCGAGAACCCAACTACAACAGTTATCAAGCCGAACGACCTTGTAGTTCTCTCTAGTGTTGCAGGCTACGAGTCTCTTGCTGGTCCCCACAGAATTCTTACGGTTGATGACACTACTACGGCAAACACTATTGTTTTTACTTTTTCTGGTTCGTATACTGCTGACGTCGACAACTTTTATAATACGGTTAGCGCCACTGTTTACACTGGTGTCCCCACTGACACTGTAAACCAGCAGAACTTTAATCCTCTAGGGGTTGCTTCCGAAGACATTTACCACTACATAGAACTAGACAATGGCTCCGTTTGGGGGGCAGACGGCTACACATTCCCGATTACGTCAGCGGTGCTTGTCGACGATGTTGCCACTATTACTACCGCTTTCCCCCACTATGCCAGCGTAGGAGACACCATTACGGTGGGCGGTTTAGATGAGTCCACTAATCAATTTGCGACGACTACCGTTGTCGACGTATTTGATGTATTTGATGCGCCAATTATTGCTGTCAACCAAGCAAACAAAACTATTTCTTACTATCAAGCCTCTACTCCAACCGACATACCACCGCCTGAATATGAGGCTAAAAACTTTGGTCCATCAACAGCAACAGTAAAATCGTTTGCCGTAACTACTAACGCCAAAACCCCGCAACAATATGCTGTGTATGCAGAAGTTCTTCAAGGGGCAAACGTTGCCTATTTAACTGAAGCAAAAGTTTTTGAAGTTGTCGGTGAACCCCCCTTTGTTTTGGATGATTACGTTGTTACCGCAATTAATCTAAATGTTGTTGTTCTACCAGGAGATTTAGCAAATGCTTACGCGACTCTTACTTCACCTCTACCGTCAAGCGTAAAAAAATTTATTTTGAGGTTTGCCGACCCGACGTTCTCTTTTTTGAACGGCTCCTACATTGTCCGAGGAGTTAGTGGCAACGACGTTTACTTTACCGACCCCTCTAGTAGTACATACTCAGGGGCAGCAATTGGTGTTTTGACAGCGCAAATACCATCTAAAAATTATGAAATGTCACCTAATGGGCTTGTTTTTTATGCTGAAAATGACACTGTTCAGACAAGACTTGGGTCAGTTGATTTAGATGAAATTACTCTGGCTAATGCGTCTATTGATGTGACTGGAGTTGCCAGTTTTACGGACGTCTCCACTGGTGCTCTCTATTCAACTGAGCCAAGTTTTTTTGAGGCAAACACGACGTTCAATGCTGAAGTAAAAATTTATAGCACGCTGACTAACACGACTAATAATCTTTACGGCACTGCTGATTTGGCTCGCTACCACGACTTGGCAAACGCTGCTACCAACTCTCCCTACACAGCGACAAGTAATGTTCGGTCCTACACTGGTGATATTCTCAACAGATTTGCTCGCGGTCTAATTTATTCCGCCAACTTTGGTATTTTCACCGATAACGGTCTTTTGAATGCTACTAACGACAGGACTACTTTTGCTGCTGGCTCTTTTACGTTGGACGCAAATAGAAACTATCTTTTTGTAATTTCATTTGGAAATTTGCGTGTAGTATCCACTTCTAACGTTGACTCGCGGATTGAGTTTATTGCCAGCAGCAATCCTAACGCAACGGCAAACTACGCACTCAACACGATGGACGCCAATAACTACGCTTATGTAAAGCAAACTGTCAACTTTGACGATAACAGTGGTGCCTATTCAGTCAACCCAATGGTCTTTGATTACACGTCAACCAGCGCTTCTCTATCTAACGGAATGACCAATTATTTGGTTCAATCTGGAGTGGAAATTTTTTGGCAAATTAGGCACACGTACAACTCGACTGCCACGAGAAGCACTCTCGCTTTCCGAGAATTTGGGTCAGCAAAAAGTGGGATTTCTATTTACGATATGGGTCCAGCAGTTACCTCGCAGATTGGTAGCCACGGAAGTGGTGAAGCAAGATTCCTCAGCGAAGGGACATTCGCTGGTGGGGGTGGTGGCTCTGGCACGACCCCCTTTACAGTGACCGTGGCACGAACATCGCTCGACAGTGCTTACTACGACAACTATGGTAAAGGTGACGGCGGTACAAGCGACCCGTATGCAAACGAAAACTCTATTTATCAAGGTAACCCAGGTACAGCATCTGGGACTAAGAAATCCCACGTCACCTTTGAGGCGGTTAGCACTCTCGTTGGTCTAAACAATGCCAGCATATATACCAATACAGCACCGTATAGTGCTTTTGCAATCACAAAGATTGAAGTTTATTTGAGAAACAGGCACTCGTACAATGCTTCGGGATTATCAGCAAAAATTGGATTCACCGCAGACGGAAGTGTTGGCTCAAGCATTCCTGCCGCTGCTGATGGGTACAACCCAACCTCGTCCTCATTCAGTAAAGGTCAAGGAAAATGGGTTACGTTGCCAAGTTCTTGGTATAGCGCCATTGCTGGGACTGGAACGTGGGGAATTCTGCTTGGTCTGACTGATGACAACCCAGACACGTATGACGGCACGTTGGCAAACTACGGCTACTTTGACGGTGACAACCAATCGGACCCACCGCAGTTTAGATTGACATACACATACAACGTCACGGCCTAATAATAGTGAGTGTCACCAATAAACAAACCGCAATTCTGATACCATAATGGTAACGATGGAACGAAAGAGAAAAAATGTATGAAGTAAAGGACGGGTCACGAACACTCCAGTTTGACGGTGTTCTGCTAGGGAAGTCATCTTCCTACCGACGTGGCTCATCCCGTTGGATTGAGTTCGAATTGTACCGAACCGAGAGTGGTTCATACATTCTTTCCCGTGTCGGCGTCTCTCTCGTCTACCACGGCGCTGCTTGCCCGTCAGTAAAGAAATATGGGCTTCAGGAAATCAGTTTTCTTGAACTTGAAAATTTAGCAATTCCTTGCGACAAATGCTACCCAACCGAAGACGTCGACCTTGTGTTTCCCGAAAAGGACAGATATTGGGCGCAAGTTAGCGACGAAGCAGACGCAGTGCTCGACGCTCTGTACCAATACGATGACAATGGCAGTGCCAGATATCTCACCAATGTTGCTCAGCGGCTCCTCGAAGAAGCCTCCCGCAAAGACTCACAGATTGAATCTGTATATAAAATAGAAGTAATCCCATAGAAAGCGGAGAGAAAAATATGGCTGAAGAGGAACCGAATGAGACCCCTGAGCCAGAACTAGTTCCTGCTATTGAGATAACAAATTTATCTAGTATCACTATACAAATTCACGAACTCTATTTAGAACTAAAAAAATCTGGATTTAAGGCTAGCGAAGCCCTAACCCTTACGGGCATGGTGTTGTCTAGTAGCGCAGCAGTAGATTTTATTGACTATCCTTTAGGTAGCAGTGGTACTAGTGAGACAGCAGTCGGTCAGATAGTGGTACTTGATTCTGACATAGAGGAAGACGATGAAGAATTTGGCGAATGGGACAAGTTTTTTGATAACCCAGACCCGCAGTAGATAGTCCCCACAAAACGACGGAGAGCAAAAATATGAATGACGGACTCAGAAACGTGCAATTGCACCTTGTCAATAACGTCGACGAGGCACGTGCTTTTCTTTCGTGGCTTGGCGAACGTCGACCTATGGACGCTATTGCCGTGGACATTGAGACGGGAGAACTTCCGGGGCGCCCTACAAAAGACGCGCTTTCTCCGTGGCACGGACGTATCCGTTTGGTACAGGTGGGTGACGGTCAGACTGGTTGGGCAATTCCGTGGGATGAATGGTCTGGCGTTTTTTACGAAGCAATGAATAAATTTAACGGTCCCATCGTTTGCCACAACGTTGCGTTTGAAGCGCGTTGGTTTGACATTCAATCACGTTGGGGTATCCCGTGGCACCGCGCTCACGACACAATGATTATGGCGCAAGTAATTGACCCGCTTGGCTCTGGTGCGCTGAAGCGTCTGACTTCTCAGTACGTTGACTCAAAGGCCGCTGCCCTTCAGACCCACCTTGATGTTTCGCTTAGGGAGAATGGCTGGACGTGGGGAAGTGTCCCCGTCAACTTTGAGCCTTACTGGGCGTATGGTGCGCTTGACACAGTTCTCACTATGCGTTTGTTTGAGCAGTTTTGGGAAAAATGCGGTACGGGAAAAATGTACAGCATTCCATATGAAATTGAAATGGCGGCACGAAAAATTGTTACCCGAATGGAAATCAACGGTGCTCGTGTGGACCTTGACTACTCAAAGCAGAAGTTCGATGAACTCAATAAATATGGTGAGTTGGTGCGCGACTGGGGTATGAAAAACTACGGTAAGTCTGTCACTAGCAATATTCAATTGGTAGGAATTTTTGAAAGTCTTGGCGCTAACATTACCGAGACCACCCCTTCTGGACAAAAATCTGCTTCTGCCGACCAACTTAAAATGCTGTTGCGCGACGGCACGCCAGAGATTAAGCAGTTGGCTGACGTCGTTCTCAAGCAACGTAAAGCCGACAAGTTGGCTAACACATACTTTAAAAACTTTCTTGAAGGCAACATTGACGGGTTTGTTCACCCGTCTGTAAAAACACTTGGCGCTCGTACTGGGCGTATGTCAATTACTGACCCTGCTCTGCAAACTCTTCCTGCGGGGGACGCCACTGTGCGTCGTGCGTTCTTGCCTAAGGACGACGACCACGTTATTTTGTCGTCCGACCTCGACCAAGTGGAGTTCCGTCTTACCGCAAACTTTAGCCGTGACGAGCAACTTATCAATCTGTTTAATGAAGCAGACGCAACTGGTGGCGACGTGTTTACGTCGATTATGCGTCAGATTTACGCAGACGACACACTCCAAAAGTCAGACCCCCGACGCAAATTGGTTAAGGGCGTTGTCTACGGAAAACTGTATGGTGCTGGCATAGCGACTATGGCCCTCACCGCTGGTGTTTCTGACGCGCAAATGAAAGATGTAGTTGAGGCATTTGATTCCAACTACCCCGGTGTCAAGAAAATGTCTTCCGAAATCGAGGACGTTGGCACGCAACGACTTCGTTCTGAGGGAGTTGGCTACGTCTACACAAAAACTGGACGTCGACTTCCGTGCGACGATGACCGCGTGTATTCGCTGACTAACTATCTGATTCAGGCAAGTGCCGCTGAAATCTTTAAGCAGAACCTTATTAAACTCGACCAAGCAGATTTGACGGAACTTCTTATTGTTCCTGTACACGACGAAATTGTGTTGAACTGTCCTAAGGACAGCGTTGAGGAAGTCAAGCACCTTGTTCAACAGTGTATGACTACGCGAGAAGAGTGGGAAGTTCCGCTGACCGCTGGTGTTGATGGTCCTTTCTCTAACTGGGGAGAAAAGTACGAATTAGGAGATGGTAGTGACTCGGTACGTCCTAGCAATTGACCCTGGCAAGACTACGGGTATGGCTTTGTTTTCAATAAAAAATGGTGAAGACCCCGAACTTTTGTGGAGTGGTGAGAAAGATTTTGTTGAGTTTGCCGACAAAACACGAATGACTTTTATGCAGTACCCAACCCTTGAGGTGGTCTGCGAAAAGTTTACAATTAATATGCAGACCGCTAAAAAGTCTCAAGCACCGTACAGTCTTGAGTGTATTGGGGCATTGAAGTTGATTCTTGTGGACAGGGGGCGTGACCCCGAATCTCTCAAGTTTCAGTTGCCTGCCAATGCCATGAGTATGTTTACTAACGAGAAACTAAAAAAACTTGAGTATTGGCATCGTGGTGGTGCGGGACACGCACTTGACGCAATTAGGCACGGTTTGCTGTATTTGGTAATGACTGGGTGGATGCCTAGAAAACTTCTTGAGTAGCCCTACTATCGCGTTTCGCAAATAAATAAAATTATTTTGTGCTAGTATGTACGTAATGACGAAAGGATTTATCCAATGACTGTCGGTGTCGAACTTGATGACTCTGGAAAAAGTATTGTCATTAATTCTGATTGGCGTTTAAAAGAACTTTGTAAGAGTCTGCCGGGTTCGAGTTATGACTCAACAAACCAGACTTGGCGCTTGCCCGTATCGTGGTCTGCTTGTTTAGCACTTCGCTCCACATTTCGTGATGATTTGGTCTTAGGTGAGCGTCTCACCGCGTGGGCAGTAAATGAACGCACAATTCGCATCGACCCAGCCAATGAACTTAGGGACGTTGAGGTTCTGCCAGACGGAGTTGGTGACCAAGACCTTTTCCCCCACCAGCGGGCTGGTGTTGAGTTTTTGGCAACTGCACGTCGCGCACTGCTTGCCGACGAACCCGGACTTGGTAAGACTGCCCAAGCAATCCGTTCTTTGAAAAAACTCAAGGACGGCGGTGAGGCTGTTTTTCCAGCCCTTATTGTCTGCCCAAACACCTTGAAGAAGAACTGGCAACGCGAGTTCAAAAAGTGGTGGCCTGATGTAAACGTTCAGGTAGTCCGTGGCACAACTAATCAGCGGCGCAAGCAGTTCGAAGAAGAAAACGTTGATGTTTACGTAATCAACTGGGAATCTCTTCGAACCCACTCGCGCCTCGCACCTTTTGGTTCTATCGCACTGGCTCGTTGTAAAGCATGTAAAGGTCACGACGAACGAGTAACCGAGGGACGTTGCGAAGTACACGAACGTGAACTCAACAGAATTGATTTTAAGGCAATAGTTGCCGATGAAATCCACCGTTCTAAAGACCCAAAATCTAAGCAGACTCGTGCTCTTTGGGCGGCGTCTGGGGAAGCGGATATTCGCTTTGCCCTGACTGGTACACCCATTGCAAACAACGTTCTCGATTTGTGGGCTATTCTTCACTGGCTCTCGCCTGACGAGTTCCCAAGCAAGACGCGCTGGATTGACCGTATGGTCGACACTATGCTCAATGCATTTGGCGGTCTTATGGTCTTGGGAATCAAGCCACACATGGAAGAAGAGTTTCAAGCAGTCATTAGACCCCGCATGCGTCGTATGCTCAAGCAGCGCGTGCTGCCTTGGCTTCCCGAAATGATGTTTGAGCGTCGTGACGTTGAGATGTCGCCAAAGCAGGGCAAAGCATACAAAGATATGCGAGAGCATATGATTGCGGAACTTGAAGGAAGTGGCGCTGTTGTAGCACCTAGCGTGCTTACACAAACCACTCGTTTGATTCAGTTTGCCAACGCTTTTGCCGAGAACGTGGTAAACGAATCCACTGGCGAAATAAAGACCGTTTTGGCAGAGCCTTCTTGTAAAGTCGATGCTCTTATGGACGACATCAAGAACGGCGACTTCGGAGACGATGCGGTTGCGGTTTGTGCCGTATCTCGACAATTGATTGAATTGCTTAGCGCTCGTCTCACAAAAGAGGGCATCAATCACGGGTTGATTACTGGCGCTCAGTCGGAGGATGAACGTCAGCAAGCAGTAGATGATTTCCAGTCAGGGAGAACGAAATGGATTCTTTTTACAGCGCAGGCTGGGGGTGTTGGAATTACCCTCACTGCTGGTCGACGTTTGGTAATGCTCCAACGTCCGTGGTCACTCGTAGACTACAAACAGGCTATTGACCGTATTCACCGTATCGGTTCTGAAATCCACGACTCTGTTATTGTTATGGACTACGTAACTGAAGGAACTATTGAAGAACGAGTTATTCAGGTTCTCGACGAAAAGGCTGAGAACTTTGAACAAATTGTCCACGACAAAGAAAAACTGTTGGATTTACTGAAACAAGATAAGGCTGGTACTCTCTAACCATGACAAACAACGGAGTTACAAACGGCACTGTAGAAATTACAGGTGATGCCGAGCAACCATACCGCCTCTCTAACTCAGAGATTCAGGTATTTAAGGACTGCCGTCGCAAGTGGTGGCTGGCCTACTACCGACGCCTACAGCCGAAGCAGAAAGACTTCACTGGTGCTCTTGCTCTTGGCTCTCGTGTCCATGAGGCGCTGGATATGCACTACTCAACTGGAAAAAACTTGCTTGAGGCACACTCCGAGTTGGTGGAAAAAGACTTGGGTAAAATGCAGGCAGAGTTTAGAGATACACACAATCTTGAGGCTGAAGCCGAACTTGGGCGAATTATGCTTGAGGGCTACCTTGAGTGGGTGGCAGAAGAAGGAATTGACGCCGACCTTGAAATGATTTCTACTGAAGAGATTATTGAAATGCCATTATTCGATGGCAAAGTAGTTCTTCAGGGAAAACTTGATATGCGTGTTCGACGTCGGTCAGACGGTGTGCGTATGTTCCGTGACTTCAAGACTGTGGGTGGCTCGTTCTCTGACTTTGGAAGTCAGGCTCAAATGAACGAGCAAATCAAGACATATATGCTTCTTGAGTCTGCTCAGAACAAATCCCCTGAGGAGCGTTCCGAGGGCGGTATCTTTACTATGCTCAAGAAGGTAAAGCGTACGGCTGCCGCACGCCCCCCCTTCTACGAGCAAATTGAAGTTCGCCACAATAACTTCACTATGCGAGCATTCTGGCAACAAATCCACGGAGTCATTCAAGACCTTCTCGGCGTCAAATCTAATCTTAATGCTGGTGGTGACTCAAACTTTCTTGCCTACCCACGACCCACGAAAGATTGCAAGTGGAAGTGTCAGTTCTACACTATTTGCCCGCTTATCGACGACGGTAGCGCCGCCGAGGCAGCAATTAGTGAGATGTATGTGGTCTCCGACCCA